GGTCGAGCCGCCCGAAGGTGGCAACGGCGACGGCGGAAATGGCAACGAAGGCAAACGAGGCGACTGATGGGCAAGAGCGCGTCTGGCGGAAACAAGAAGTCAAGCAAGGCGGACCAGCCGAAGTGTCGGCGATATGTCGCCTCCAAGCGCGGCTGGAAACGGCGCTATGCCTGCCTGCAACGCCATATTGCCCAGCACCCGAATGACGCGGTCGCTCCGACCGCATTGCCGCGTGTGCGTCAACTGCTAGGGCTGTAACCAGAATGAGCACCAGCGTAGCCGAAATGAGCGTAGGCCCGAGAGCCGGCGACCTCATCAAGAAAGTCACGACCGTCTATAAGCGGAACGCGGCTTGCCGCGCACCGTATGTCGTGAACGTCGGCGGCTCGCGTTCCTCGAAATCGCACAGCATCATCCAACTGTTCATCCTGCGCTTCATGGAGGAAGGCCCGGACCGCCGGTTCCTGACGACGCGCAAGACGTTTCCCGCTCTGCGCTCGTCGGTGCTGGAACTCAAGGTGTTGCCGCTGTTGCGTGAATACGGATTGCTCGACCATCTCATCTACGAGAAATCAACCCACACAATCCTGAACCCGTCGAACGGCAACGTCTGGCGCTTCATTTCCGTCGATATGCCGGAGCGCATCCGGTCGGAGGAGTGGAACTACGTCCACATCGAAGAAGCGAACGAGTTCACGTGGGACGACTTCATTGAACTCCGCATCAGAATGAACCGACCGCACGGGCCGGGCGAGGTGAATCAGATATTCCTGTCTCTCAACCCGTCGGACGAGCATGGATGGATTAACGAGCGGTTGCGCCTGGCGGACAACGTCACCTGGATTCGCTCCACCTACAAAGACAACCCGTTCTTAGACGCCGCGTATATCCACGAACTGAACGCTCTGGAGAAGATGGATGTCCGACTGTACAAAATCTTCGCGCTCGGCGAATACTGCGGGCGCGTCGAGAGCATCTATGGCCCGCTCGAAGTCGTGGATGGCGGGTGCCCGTTCACGCCGGACGAGACAATCTACGGCAACGACTTCGGCTTCAACAACGAGACCGCCGTCGTGCAGGTGGATTACAAGACCGACTTCGGCGCGGACCACCGTCCGACTGTCTATCTGACGGAGCGGTTGTACGCGAAGCAGATGACCAATGGCGATCTCATCCGCTGGATGGAGACGCAGAACATCGGCCAGAATCCGGAGATATACTGCGACGCCGCCGAACCGGCCCGCATCGTTGAGATACACCGCGCCGGGTTCAACGCCCACCCCGCCGAGAAGGACGTGGTCGATGGCATCGACTTCGTCAAGCGATTCCGTCGCATGACCGGCCCGCAGAGCGTCAATCTCATCCGCGAGTTCGAGCATTACAGTTGGAAAACCGACAAAGACGAGCGGGTGCTGGACGAGCCGGTCAAGTTCGACGATCACACGTGTGACGCGGCACGCTACGCTATCTATACGCACTTGCGGCGGCGGCTCAATGCGCCGGAATTCAGCGTCGTGTTCGCATAAGGGGATATCACCATGAACGCGAATGATAAACCGACCGTCAGTCGGTTAGAATGGCTCGCCTACCGAGCCGGGCGGATTAAGCAGATGTACTCCGTCGGCATCTCCACCGCCATCCGCGGCGGTGGCGCCCGCCCCGATTACACTGACAATAGCGCGTGGAACGTGGGGCGCTATTGGGGCACGGACCTGATGAACATGAAGTCCAAGACGAAAGAGGACTTCATTCAGAATGAGTTCACGTCGTGGGTTTACACCTGCGTCAATCTGAACGGCAACACCTGCGCCGCCGTGCCGTGGCACCTCTACACGACGAAAGAGACGACAGGCCAGAAGTTCACGACCTGCCGCACGAAATCCATCAACCGCCCGCGCCGTAAATGGCTGGAGTCGAACCCAAACCTCGTCGTCAAGATGGAGAACTCCGACGATGTCGATGAAATCACGGACCATCCGCTCATCGACCTGCTCATCAACCCGAACCCGTGGATTGAAGCGTCGGACCTGTGGTACATGACCATCGTCGATATGGACCTGACCGGAGAGGCGTACTGGTGGATACCGCCCGACAAGACGCTCGGCGTGCCGACGGAGATATGGCCCGTTTGCGCGCAGTACATCAACCCGATACCCGACGCCAGCGCGTTCATCAAGGGCTACATCTACGAGCGCGGGCGGGCGAAGCATGAGTTCCCGCCAGAGGAAATCATCTACTTCCGGCGCCCGAATCCGCGCAACTTCTTCTCCGGCTTCGGCCCGGTTCAAGGCATCTCCGATGCCATTTACACGAACCGCGAGTTGTACGAGTTGGAGGAGGCGTTATTTGCGAACCGCGCCAACGTCGGCGGCGTGCTGGAACTCGGCGAGAACGTGAGCGCCGTAGAGCGTGACCGGCTGGCGGAGACCTTCTCCCAGCGCTATCAGGGCAACGCCAAGGCGGGCAAGACCGCCATCCTGCCGCCAGACGTTAAGTTCGTCAAGACGACGATGACGATGCAGGAGATGGCGAACGTCGATTGGCGGAAACTGAATAGAGAAGAAATCTGCGCGGCGTTGGATGTCAACATTTCCGTGTTGACGGCGCAAGGCGTTTCGCGCTCTAACGCCGAGGTCGGCGACTACCGACACGCGAAGAACGGCATTCTGCCCCGTCTGCGGAAACTGGAAGAAAAAATCAATCAATCGCTCTGTCCGCTGTTTGACGAGAAGATATTCCTGTCATTCTCAGACCCGGTGCCGGCGAACCGAGAGTTGGAGATGAACGAACGCAAGACCTACACGGCCGCCGGCATCCTGGCCATCAACGAGGCCCGCGCCGACTTGGGCGAAGAACCCGTTGACGGCGGCGACGACCCGCTCGTGAGCAATCTGATGGTGCCGCTGAGTTCCATCACCGCGAACGCGGTGCCGAACCCGGAGATGGCGCAGGAAGAGGAAGAGACGCTCGCCGAGAACCTGGCGCGGAGCGCGATGGATATTATCAAGGAACGATTGGAGGCGAGATGAGTCTCGTCAAAGTCATCGTCATTCTGCTGTTCACCATCATCATGGGGCTGACGTGGTTCATCTGGGGACGGAAGAAACAATGAAACAACGTCGTGCTGACCTCGCCGTCACGGTGGCCGACCGCTTTCTGGCGGAAGCGGCGCGTGACGGTATCGCCGAACGTCTGGCCGAGACGATAGCCGCACGGGTGGGCAACGGTGTTGTTCATGTGGACAACGCGGTTGTTCGGGCCGCCGGTGACACGGGTGAGGAGACGGTCACGCCGGACGAAATCATGTTGGCGCATGACCATCTCTACGAAACACGCGGCGAGTTCCAAGTCTGGCTTGTCCACGGCGACTACATCCGTCGCGAGATAGACACGGACTTCACGAACTTCGGCCAGCACTACCGGTTCTTCTTCATTCCGGAGAAAGAGTTCTGGATTGACAACTCCGTGTTCGCGTATGAATACGGCTTCTATATCGACCACATGGCGACGGAGTACCGCCTGATGGTCGGCGGTGACGATTACGACCACGCGCTGGAATACGCCGACCGCAAAGAGCGCGACGAGCGCCAGTCGGCCGGCGGTGTCTATCGTGGCCCGATGGATGCGCCGGACGCCGCCGAGCGCGTTCACCTCGAGCAAATCGACGCGTACAGCAACGCCTACGTCATGTGCTGGCTCGTGGACGGCGACCTCATCCGCAAGGACTACGATGACGACTTCACGGAAGGCGGCCACGACCTCGTCTATGCGACATTCATCCCGCCCGGCGAGATGTGGCTCGACGATGAGGATGAGCCGCCCGAGATGCCGTTCTTCGCGCTTCACGAATTGACGGAGCGCGGGCTGATGCTGACGGGGATACCGTATGACCGAGCGCATCATGAAGCGAGCCGCGTAGAGTTGGAGGCGCGCCTGCATCCGGAAACGCTCACGGCGAAACTCGCCGAGGCGCTCAAGGCGAACGAACACGCCACGGCTCACGCTCTAATCGCCCCGGAAACCCCGCTGGGAGGGTCTAGGAGCCATTTTGACAACCAGGCCGCAGTCCTGGCTATCGTGAAACGGCCCCGCAGGCGCAAAATCAGCATGACGGAACGCCGGCGCGTCATTCTCGCTCTGAATCGACGGCTCAAACGGTTCGAGCATCGCATCTCTGCCGCGATGCGGCGCGTCTGGGCGCATGAGCGGAAAATCATGCTCGCGCACATGAAGCACTCCGGCCACCAGAAAGATTGCCCAGACTGCAAGGGAACAGGCTACGCTCACATCTCTACGGACGTGGGGCTCATCAACACGCCTTGCCTTGTTTGTCGAGGCTCCGGCAAAGACTACCGCCCCGACCTCATCGAGCGGTGGTTAGCCGGCTCCAGCGCGATGAAGAACTTGACAGCCGAGGAACTGCGACCCATATTCAAAGCGATACTGGACGCCGAGGGCGACGCTCTAAACGACAACTACGGACTCGGCATTGACTTCGATATGACCTCTCCTGCGCTCGTGGAGTATCTTCGCACGTACACCATCAAACTCGCTGACCAGTTGCAGACGACCAGCCAGGAGATGCTCACCGACACGTTGCGCGCCGGGATGATAGCCGGAGAAGGCATTCCGGACCTCACGCGGCGCATCACGGAGATGTTCCAGTCGTGGGACCGATATCGCGCCGAGCGCATAGCGCGCACCGAGACGTTGCGCGCATCGAACGCCGCGGCGGTCGAGACGTACAAGCAGAGCGGGCTGGAATCAAAGGAATGGATGGCGAGTGAGGATGATTTGACCTGTTTTCCGGCGAACACGAATGTCATCACCAGAAGCGGAGAGACGCATATCCAGGATATCCAGAAGGGCGACGAAGTTCTTACTCATGCGGGCTGGCGACGGGTCTCGCGGACTATGCGGCGCAGATATGCTGGCAAGATGATCGAGATAGAGACATCCGATGGGCGACGGCTGACGGCAACTGCCGAGCATC